TGAGCGATTTAAAGACGGCAAAGATGTTAAAGTTAAACCTGAATTTGATTTCACGCCTTCCAAGACACTAAAAGAATTTACTCGTTATGACAAAGCTTTACGAAATTTAAGGAGATTTGACGAGTTAGTTAGAACACATCCTGCAAAACAGTTTGTTTATGACAGATTGATACCAAAAGAACATTGGGATAAGTTTTTCTTATGTTCCAAGTTTTATGAATTTTCTAATGAGATTATTCCTGGCAAGTTTCCATCACTAGAACACGACCACCCTAGAGTTATTATTCCGTTCTACGACAGGTCTGGTAGTTTTTTTGCATATCAGGGTCGGGCATTTGGTAAAGAATTACCTAAATACATCACAATTAAGTTTGACAAAACAAAACAAAAGATTTATGGTCTTGATAGAATAGATTTAAACAAACCTGTAATGATAACAGAAGGTCCGATTGACAGTCTGTTTTTAGATAATGCAATTGCTCTTGCTGGTGCAGACGCTGACCTTGACACAATCAATATACAACATCAGCAGTGTACAATAATATTTGATAATGAACCTCGTAATCAACAGATAGTGAACAGGATGATAAAAGCGGTTGATAAAAATTTTAATTTAGTTGTCTGGCCACAGTCATTAAGAGTGAAGGATATAAATGATATGATTATTTCAGGAAAGTCCGCCACTCAAGTTCAAAAACTTATATATAATAATACACATAGCGGACTCACCGCTCTTCAATACATCAATAACTGGAAAAGGATTTAAATGACCTCACACGATAATTTATTAGTAACAAAGCGAAACGGAAGAGGAAAAGTACCACTAGATATTGAAAAAATCCACACAATGGTTGCATCGGCAACTGAAAACATAACAGGCGTTAGTGCCTCTTATGTTGAGATGAATAGTGGCATACAATTTTTTGATGGCATATCAACAGACGATATTCAACAAATCTTAATAAAATCTGCAAACGATTTAATCACCTTAGAACACCCCAATTATCAATTCGTTGCTGCTAGATTATTATTATTCTCATTAAGAAAGAAATTATTTCGTAAGTTGTGGGAACACCCCTCTTTAGCAACACATATTAAGGATTGTGTTAAACTAGGAATATATGATGAAAGTATTCTTAAAAATTATACATCCGCAGAAATTGACAGATTAAATGGTTTTATTGACCACGAAAGAGATTATCAATTCACTTATGCAGGATTAAGACAAGTGATGGATAAGTATCTAGTACAAGATAGGAGTAGCGGTGAGATTTATGAAACACCACAATTTATGTATATGATGATTGCTGCTACATTATTTGCAAAATACCCAAAAGAAAAAAGGATAACATATGTCAAAAAATATTATGACGCTATTAGTAAATTTAAAATTAACATCCCAACTCCTGTTATGGCAGGTGTTCGCACTCCTCTTCGTCAGTTCGCTAGTTGTGTTCTGGTTGATAGCGATGATAGCCTTCCTAGCATTTTCAGTAGTGATATGGCTATTGGCCGTTATGTTGCCCAAAGAGCAGGCATTGGCATCAACGCTGGCAGAATTAGGGGAATCAATTCTAAAATTCGGGGAGGAGAAATACAACACACTGGTGTTATTCCTTTTCTCAAGAAGTTCGAGGCGACTGTCAGATGCTGCACTCAAAACGGAGTCAGAGGTGGAAGTGCAACAGTCCACTTCCCAATATGGCACCAAGAAATCGAAGATATATTAGTTTTAAAGAACAACAAAGGTTCAGAAGATAACAGAGTTAGAAAGTTAGATTATTCAATTCAAATATCAAAACTATTCTATGAGCGATTTATCAAAGATGAAGATATAACATTATTCTCTCCACATGATGTTCCAGGTCTATATGAGGCATTCGGTCTGCCTGAATTTGACGAAATGTATGAGAAGTATGAAAGAAGTTATAAAACACCAAAAACAAAGATAAAAGCTCAACTACTCTTTATGGACTTGTTAAAAGAAAGAGCAGAAACTGGTCGTATTTACATTATGAATATCGACCATTGCAATTCTCACTCACCTTTTAAAGATAAAGTCTATATGTCAAATCTATGCCAAGAGATTACACTACCAACGAAACCTATACAACATATTGATGATGATGAGGGCGAAATTGCGTTATGTATTCTCTCTGCTATCAATCTAGGGTTACTTAGAGATAAGGATGACTTGGAAGACTTGTGTGATTTGTCAGTAAGGGCATTAGATGAAATCATAGACTATCAGAAATACCCTGTTGAAGCTGCGAGAATATCTACTCAATCAAGGCGTTCATTAGGTGTCGGTTTTATTGGACTTGCACATTACCTTGCCAAGAACCATGTCAAGTATGATGATAAAGAGGCGCTTGTGTTGATTGATGAAGTTACAGAAGCATTTCAATACTATTTACTGAAGGCAAGTAATACTTTGGCAGAAGAAAAAGGAAAATGTGATTACTTTGATAAAACAAAATATTCAGAGGGAATACTTCCGATTGATACATACAAGAGTGATTTAGATAGTATTGTTAAAAGAAAGTTAAGTTACAATTGGAAACAATTAAGAAAAGATATACAAGAACATGGACTAAGGCATAGTACACTTTCAGCACAAATGCCGTCAGAAAGTAGTTCCGTTGTCTCCAATGCGACAAATGGCATTGAGCCTCCGAGAGATTACCTTTCTGTTAAAAAGAGCAAAAAAGGAACGCTTAAACAGATAGTTCCTGATTATTTTCATTTAAAGAATTTTTACACATTATTATGGGATATGCCAAGTAATGAAGGTTATATAAATATCGTTGCAGTAATGCAGAAGTATTTTGACCAAGCAATAAGTGGCAATTGGAGTTATAATCCTGAAAACTATACAGATGGAGAAGTGCCGTTATCCGTAATGGCAAATGATTTATTGACTACATATAAGTTAGGGTGGAAAACATCATATTATCAGAACACATATGATGCCAAACAAGATATAGATGAACCGGTTCATTCTGTTGGTTGGCGTGATGATGTAAAAGACGAACCTTTATTGGAGATAGTAGAAGATGACCAAGAAGAATGTGAGGCCTGCGCCATCTAAGGAAAAGGAATTAACTAAAGATGAGGCTTTTAACGCAATAGTTGAAGGCATGAAAATCATGGGCTGGGATAAGAAAGAAGAAGAAAAAGTAATATCACCTCGTCCATTATGGAGATGTGATATCAATAAATAAAAAGGATAATATAAAATGAGTTATGTTGAACCTGCTATAAAGTTAAATTTTGATGATGTTTTGTTGAAACCAAAACGCAGTACTTTGACGAGTCGTGCAAGTGTAGATTTAAGTAGAACTATAACTTTCCGACATTCTCCTAAAACATTTACTGGCGTTCCTATCATGGCGTCCAACATGGATGGAGTTGGCACCTTTTCCATGGCAAAAGTATTACAGAATTTTGATTGTCTGACAGTCATTAAGAAACATTATACTTTGGATGAATGGAAAGAAGCGATTGGTAATGGAGTAAGTTTAACTCATATTGCAGTCTGCACGGGTACGAATCTGATTTGGGACCCTAAAGCAGAAGATTATCATAATATGAAGAAGATTTTAGAACAATGGCCGGATATCAATTATATTTGTATTGATGTTGCGAATGGTTATCAAGAGGCATTTTCTAGTTTCGTTGCAAAAGTAAGAAAAGAATTTCCAGATAAAATTATTATTGCAGGTAATGTTATCACGCCTGAAATGACAGAACAGCTTATTATAAGGGGTGCCGATATAGTTAAGTGTGGTATTGGTCCAGGTTCAGTTTGTACTACAAGAACAATGACAGGCGTTGGCTACCCACAACTATCAGGAATAATGGAGTGTGCTGATGCCGCTCACGGACTGAAAGGTCAGATTATTGCAGACGGTGGTTGTAGAACTCCAGGAGATGTTTCTAAGGCATTCGCTGCCGGTGCCGATTATGTTATGTTGGGTGGTATGCTTGCCGGACATCAAGAGTGTGAACTGGAATTGGTAGATGGATCCTATGAGTTCTATGGTATGTCCTCTAACCGTGCTATGCAAGAACATGGTGTTAGAAAAGATGGATACAAAGGTGCTGAGGGAAAATTAGTTTATTTACCTGACAGAGGTCCGGTTGAACATACAATGGAAGAAATCTTGGGCGGAGTTCGGTCTACTTGTACATATATAGGTGCTGAAGCATTAAAGTACTTGCCCAAGT